TTGAATATTGCCTTGGCTGGTACTGGTGTTGGCAAGTCATTGTTTATGTGTCATATGGCGGCTTCTTGCCTAAGTCAAAACCTGAACGTTCTCTATATCACAATGGAAATGGCTGAGGAAAAGATTGCTGAACGTATTGACGCCAATCTTCTAAATGTTAAACTTGAGGATCTTGGTAATCTTCCGAAAGATGTCTACGATCGAAAGATTAGTCGGTTGAAAGAAAATATCAAGGGTAAGTTTATCATTAAGGAATATCCAACTGCCTCGGCGAGTTCTATTCATTTTCGCAATCTTCTAAACGAACTAAGCCTGAAGAAACATTTTAAACCTGATATTATCTTTATTGATTATTTGAATATCTGTGCTTCGGCTCGTATTAAACATGGGGCGAACGTAAACAGTTATTCATATATCAAGGCGATCGCCGAAGAACTTCGCGGTCTTGCGGTAGAGTTCGCTGTTCCGATTATGTCGGCTACTCAGACAACTCGTACTGGTTTCAGTAATACCGATCCTGGGCTTGAGGATACTTCTGAGTCATTTGGTCTACCTGCTACTGCAGATATGATGTTTGCCTTGATTACAAGCGAAGAACTCGAAAGTTTGAATCAGATTATGGTAAAGCAGTTAAAGAATAGATACAACGATCCTACGCTAAATAAAAGGTTCGCCATCGGTGTTGATAGGTCTAAAATGAGACTTTACGACATTGAACAGAGCGCGCAAAAGAATATTGTTGACTCTGGTCAGGATTTTGATCAGCCAAAACAAACTAGCAAATCTAAATTTAGCGGATTGAAGGTGTGATTCAATGAGTTCAAACGATCTTGGAAACACAAATAAAAATCATCAAGAATTATTAATCGCACATTTAAAACGATTAATAAATGAGGCTCATCGTTTTTTAGAACCTAAATTGACAGGTTATAATTCTAACAAGATACTTCATCTTAGAACTGAAATACGAGGAAGAGACCCCCTAGATTATTTAAATTCATTAACAAATAGGTCGTTAAAAGACGCTCAAATTGAAAACCCAACGAGTATGTCAAGTGAAGCAGATTACACAACTCGCGTACTAGAAACAACTAAAGTAATTGTTGATGAAGAAGGAAATAGGATTCCGAGTCGCACAAGAATATACTACTTAAATACCGTTAAAACTAAAGATACCGCAACATTTAATAGAAATACTAAAGCCTTAACTCCCGCAAAATTTAATCTTAATGGTAAAACTATACACGAAAGTAGATTAAAAAATAGAATTATACAGGCATTTAACGATATAAATTCGCCCGCAAACGATACTAATTATAAAATTGCGGATTTTTGTAAAGCCTTAATAGAACAAATAAATGATAGCCCACCTAGAAATAATCAAAATTTAAATTTTAATAATATTAGAAAATTTTCTAAAGAAGAAATTGAAGAGATTAATAATTTAGATATTAATGTAGTCGCTAAAAATTTTGGTGAAATTTTAGGCGCTCTTTGGTATATGAAAACAGACCCCGATGATAATAGTGTTTACTATCCAAACAAGGAAAATGAACCTCTGATAGATTATAAAGTTTATACAAACGAAAATAATAAAGTAATATCTTCAACATCAGTTTCCGCAAAATCTAAAGCTGGTGCTGCAAGTTCTATTTCAGGTTTACATAGTACTGATGACATTGATGATAGTTCAACCATTGAAAGTACGGAAACATTAAACCCAGAAGAAGAAAAACTTAAAAATTTTTTAATTTCTAATAAGAATGAAAAAATTCCACAAAAAATATTTAATACGAATAGAATATTAATTAATGATGATAATCCAATTAAAGAATTAAAAAAATTAATGTCAAACAATAAACAATTAACTCTTGATGAAATTAATAATTACTTATTTGATATTAAAGATTATGAGGATGCAATTTCAAAACTTAAACCTTTTTATGATACTTGTAAATATGATTATACAAATTCATTATCAAAATCAATATTGACTAAAATTTTTGCTAGATCAAGCGGAAGTAAATTGGGGGCAATAATTTACCCATTAGGTATTCATGCGGCTAGAGAAATGAATAAAAATAAAAATTGGTTAAATTTTTTGAATAGGGTAATTAAAAGTAAAAAAATAATTCAAGTTAATATCTACCTAACTAAAAAAAGAATTAAATTTGTTAAAAATGATGTAAATGCTGAAAATAATAAAAAAGTATATGAATTTGTTTACAATGGAATGGCTGCTGACGAAAATAATAGGGGTATGTCTTTTAAACTTAAAGGTAAACAAGGTTAATTAAATGTCTAACTTTCTATCATTTCTAAACGAAGCAACAAGTTCAGGATATAATGATGAGCATGCGTTTACGCACCTATGGAATCATATAGTTTCATCGCCTGAAGCGAGACAACATTTCGCTCACGATAATTCTGATACTATTAGACTTGAAATAGAAAGAGCTAAAGACGATATTACTCATCCTTTGAATGCGCATAATGCTCCAAAGGAAGGATTTACTGGCGGTAAAAGAGACCATGAAGCATATTATAAAGAACTTCATCATGTAGCTGATGCGGTTCATGCTGTAGCCAATCATCCCTCTTTTCATGAAGCGGTAAAGAAAAAAATGAAGGCGAGAGCTGTAGGTGGAGATCGCGGTATATTAACCGATACTTGGAAAAGAAACGGTTCAAAGCCAAACACCGCAGCCGCAACTTCTAAGTCAGACGTTATCATCGGCGACCATACTTCAGACGATCATCATAGTATTTCTTTGAAGAAAGGTAAGGCTCAACTAATGTCTGCGGAGCCTGAAGAAATGTTGGCTACATATGATCACGCTACAGATGAACATATGAAGACCAATAAGAAATTTACCCAAGAGCATAAAGAACATGTAATGGGCGCTATTCGCGCCGTTGCTGAACATCTTCATGATATGAAGAATAAACCTAAAGCAAAGCAAATTGGAATGCTAAGAGAAACGCAAGCCGTTATGGACGCGATTCATGAAGCGCACCCTGGCTTGCTAAAACACATTCATCATGAGGCGGTTACAGGTCATGGTAAGTTTGGATATGGACAAAAAGGAACTGCTCGCCATATCGTTACTATGAATGAGAAAGGTTCTCACGTTCACGATACGTTGACTGGACATGAGCCAATTTTAGCAGGAAAGGTTCGTATGTCGCTTCCTAAATACGAAGGTCGACCAGGCAATGCGAAGGTTGAGTATCAAACAATTAAAGTGAAATGATTGGAGTTTTATGAGTAATGTTATAGTGACAGGTGGCTGCGGCTTCATCGGAAGCAACTTTATTCGTTATCTATTGAAAAATCATGATGATGTTAGAGTTATAAATCTTGACCTGTTAACTTATGCGGGCAATCAATCAAACCTAAGTGAATATCAATTTAATCCAAGATATATTTTTATTAAAGCGGATATCCGCGATAAGAATCATCTCCAGCAAATTTTTCACAACCATAAACCAACAGCGGTAATTCACTTTGCCGCTGAGAGTCATGTTGACCGTTCTATTAAAGATTCTATGCCTTTCGTCACCACAAACGTCAATGGTACAGTAAATCTACTTGAAGCGATTAAGAATCAAGATTATTCTATTCGTTTCCTTCATGTATCTACAGATGAAGTTTATGGGTCTCTTGATGAATATGCCTCACCATTTACTGAAAAAACTCCATACGATCCTCGGTCACCGTATTCTGCGAGTAAAGCGGCTTCAGACCATTTCGTCCAAGCATATCATGAAACATTTGGTCTTAATACTGTAATTACAAACTGCTCAAACAACTATGGGCCATATCAACATCCCGAAAAGTTTATTCCAACAATTATAGACAGAGCTCTAAACTATATGAAGGTTCCTGTTTATGGTAATGGTATGAACATTCGAGATTGGTTATATGTTGAAGACCATTGCGCCGCACTGTGTGCAGTTCTATTTAAGGGTAAGTCTGGTCAAAAATATAATATTGGCGGCGATGACCCGCAGCCAAATTTAGAAATTGTAAAGACTATTCTTAATAAAATGAATCTAAACGTTTTTGAAAACTTTGAGTTTGTTGAAGATCGTAAAGGTCATGACTTCAGATATGATATTAATAGCACTAAAATACAAGAAGAACTTGGGTGGAAGCCAAAGGTGAGTTTTGAAGAAGGTATTGAGAAAACTATTGAATGGTACACTGCAAATCAAAATTGGGTAAGAAATACTTTGGGGAAAAAATAATGTTTAATCCTGAGACAATAGAAAAAATTCTATCAACTCCGATTGAAACCGAACCATTTGACCATATTATAATTGATGATTTCTTCAATGAAAGTTTTGCTAATGGATTAGCCGAAGAGTTTCCAGATTATAATGATGACCGTTTGTATCGTTACGATAATCCTATTGAAGTAAAACGCACAATGAATTTTTGGGATCGTTTTCCCAAACTAACCTATAACGCATTTTGGTTTTTGTGTAACCAAAACTTCTCGGATATTTTATCTAGAAAAATTGGAAAGCAGCTATACGCCGATTATGGATTAAATGGCGGCGGTTGGCATATGCATGGTAATAGCGGTAAATTAAATATTCACCAAGATTATTCAATACATCCTAAGATTCCTCTACAAAGAAAACTCAACATTATCATTTACCTATCTAAAGACTGGAATCCTGAATGGGGTGGTGGATTAGAGTTTTGGTCTCATGATGATGAGAAAAATAAAGCCAAAGAAATGGTAAAGCGGATAGATGTTAAGTTTAACCGTGCGGTTATTTTTGATACAACGCAAAACTCTTGGCATGGACTCCCAGAAAAATTAACTTGCCCTGATGGAGTCTATAGAAAATCTTTAGCAATTTACTATGTTCAAGAACCAGATGAGAGCGTTCAAATGCGTTCTAAGGCTTGGTACGCTCCATATAAAGAACAAGAAACCGATGAGTCTATTTTAGAATTTATTGAAAAAAGAAAAAACACAACTCCAATAGTTTGAGGTATATTATGAGTAGAACACTTGGTATAATTTTGGCTGCTGGAAAATCGTCAAGACTTTATCCAGCAACGATGGCGGTAACTAAACAATTATTGCCCATTTATGATAAACCCCTAATATATTATCCTCTATCAACCTTGATGTTGGCTGATATACATGATATCTTAATTATCACTTCTCCAGATGAACTATCAACCTTTGAAAAGTTGTTTAATAAATCTGATGTTCATCTAGGAATTAATTTAAAGTTTGCAACACAAGAAAAACCTGTTGGAATTCCAGACGCATTTAATATTGCGGAAAGTGTATACAAACAAAATAAGTTTGATAACTATTGTTTGATTCTTGGCGATAATATTTTTTACGGTTCAACACTCACTGGTTCATTATTAAGTGCAGCGGCTAGAACGGAAACTGCAAGTGTATTTGCGCAAAGAGTTCATGACCCAGAAAGATTTGGTGTCGTTGAAATTAAAAACAATACACCAATATCAATCGTTGAGAAGCCCCAAAATCCAAAATCAAATTTTGCGATTACAGGACTATACTTCTATCCGAAAGATGTATTTGAACAGGTTAAAAAGTTAGTTCCTTCGCCTCGTGGTGAGTTAGAAATTACTGATTTAAATAATGTATATCTAAAGGAAGGTCGCCTTGACGTGCAGGTTATGAAACGAGGAATCTGTTGGTTCGATACGGGAACGCCAGATTCAATGCTAGAGGCTTCTCATTTTGTTCAGACAGTTCAAAAGAATCAAGACGTTCTAGTTAATTCGCCGCATGAAATTGCGTTTACGAATGAATGGATTGATAGAGCCGAGCTTAGAAGTTTTGCAAACACTTGCGGTAAAACTCAATATGGTAAATATTTGTTAGAATTATTAGGAGATTAACTATGAGATTTTTGGTAATTGGTAGAGGTTGGACTGGAAATAAAGTACACGACGCTCTTTTAAATAGAGGTCATACCGTAGAGTTTATTTCTCACAACGATGTTGATGGCGCACTTAGGGATCTTCCTTCATTTGATTGGGTCGTGAATTGCGCTGGCGTTACAGGCTCACCTAACGTTGATGCTTGCGAGTTCGATAAAGAAAATACAGTAATGGGTAATACAGTATTCCCTATCGTACTTCACGAAAAACTTAAAAATACTCGTTCAAAACTAGCGCACTTTTCTAGCGGTTGTATCTATGTTGGGGATATTTTAGGTTCATATGCCGAACCAAACTTCTTCGGCAGCATCTACTCGATCTCAAAGGGTATCTCAGATATCTACCTTAAAGATCGCGCAATGGTATTCCGTATTCGTATGCCATTTACTGGTGTTAACGAAAAGAAAAACTATTTAACCAAGGTTTACAATTATGCAAAAACCGCTAAACTAATCGACTCTGGACAGAATAGTTTAACTGATATAGACGAAGCAGTATCGGTTGCTTGCGACCTTATGGAAGAAAATGCGCCACTCGGTCCTTATAATCTAGTAAACGAAGGCTCAATTAATATGCACGATCTTGCTCAGATTATGGGTATCGAGCCAGAGTGGTTTACTCCAGAAGAGTTCCGTGTAGCAACTGCAGCAGGGCGTTCTACTTGTACGATCCCTGGAACTGGGCGAATGAGACCAGTCAAAGAGGCTCTAGCAGACGCTGTGGCTAAAATGAAATTGACCTAAATAAAGGGTAATAAACTCTACATCGGGGCATAAATGTTTTCATTTAAGCGATACTTAGAAGAAAAACAACTAGAAGACCATACAAATCATTTTGTAAACTATGCATGTCAGCATCTAAATATTGACGCCCCACCTTCTATTTCTTTAGTAGATGATAAAGAACAAGCCCAACAAAATAAAAGTTTCGGTGGATATGCGCCACATGATAGGTCAATTAGAATAAACGTCGCTGGTAGACATACGGCTGATGTTCTTAGAACTCTAGCCCACGAATTAGTTCATCATAAACAAAACGAAGATGGTCGTTTGGGCGATGTAGCAACCGCTGGCGCAACTGGAAGTGATGAAGAAAACGAAGCCAATTCTATGGCTGGAGTTTTGATGCGTAATTACGGTAAGATGAATCCTGCTATCTATGAGGAGGCTCAGATAGGTCATCCTCCAGGACACCTCCACGTATTTGACGTAGACGATACAATGTTTCACACCACCGCTAAGATCGGTGTGGTGAAAGGTGGGAACAGAGTAAAAGAATTAACTAATCAAGAATTTAATAATTATAATTGGGCGCATGATGAAAAGCCAGACTTCAGCGAATTCCGTAGTGCCAAAAAGTTCGCAGAAGAATCAAAACCTGTTCACAGAATAATCGCAAAGTTTAAGGCTATCCACGATAATATAAAAGGTAAGCCAAATCACCGTGTAATAATCAATACAGCCCGAGCCGACTTCGACGACAAGCACGAATTCCTACATACATTCCGTAAACATGGAATTGATATAGACCATAGCCATGTCTATCGTGCTGGTAACGATCCAACTGACGATGCTGTCGGCGAAAAAAAGGCTAAAATAATTAGAAAGCAGTTGGAGACTGGTAAACATAACCAGGTTTCGCTCTATGACGATAGTATACATAACCTACATCACTTTTTGAAGTTGAAGGATGAATTTCCTCATATCAAGTTTCATGCACATCATGTAAAACCTGATGGAACAACTCAAAAATTGTCGGTGTGAGTGATTAATAGGGTATTATTTAATTATTATAAATATAATAGGTAACTTAATCCCCAAAGTGTGGGAGTATCATGGCTAATAGATCTGAAAATAAAACGTTAAAACTTCCTTTTTTCGAAGGATCGGCACACTTGTCGCCGAATTTTAAGGCAGTATTTCTTGTCGGCGGTCCTGGAAGCGGAAAGGATTTTTTAATTCATTCTTCTTTAGGAGAATCAAATCTGAAAGAAATTTCCTTAGAAAAATTATTTAAGGCTATTTTAGAAGAAACAAATATTGACGAGTTGTATAACTTTCCATCAGTAATCGTAAATGGTAACGCTGATAATAAAGATAAGATTATTGTCGCGAAAGCCATCCTCGAAGAAATGGGCTATGATACTGCAATGATTTACGTTCATACAAGCGATGAAGAATCAAAGATGCGTAACGATGCTAGAATTGCCCGTGGCGCAAAAACCTTTAACGAAAGCATGCGCGTAAAGAAGTATAATAGTTCTATTGATAATATGCATCTATTTGCTGATATGTTTGAAGCATTCGTTCTATACGATAACTCGAATAATATATTAACCGTCAATGAAGAAAAGAAAGAAGAAATC